GCTCCTCGGTACCTACAACATATATGTAGGATTAGTAGCACGATAAAAAATATTACAATTTCGTACTTAATAGCAACAGGACTTTCTTCAAAGTTCTGCTGTCTGATACAACAAGTGAAATGATTCAAAAACCTAAACCCCTTAAACCTCATGGTGGCGGCGGAGGAGCTGGTAATTGAGCAAACAATTGACTTCTAAAAGAAGGAGCCCCTTGAAATCTCAAAAATTGAAAATCTTCACCAATTGCTGTATCATGGAAAAGAGTAGCCGTAGCTGTATCTTGTCCAGTTGGCCTATCGGCCAATTCTCCCGTAAAACAATATGTAAAACGTGAGACATTTCCCGATAACATCTGTGAATTGATAGTTTGATTTCTTTGCTCGGTTTCAGGATTATTGGTACCAGAATTAAAAGCTGGTTGCCAAAGATTTGAAGAATAATATGGAGTAACAAACTCCACACCACCATTACTCAATAAATGGTAATTAATGGTACCTTCAAGTCCTGATTTAAAATCCCTAGTTAAACCTAAGGCACTTCCAAGTGTAAAATCAGTTAAATCCAAAGTCTCTTCCCTATAAATAGGAGATAAACGACGTGCTTTGGCAGTACCTGTGGTAAAACCATCTTTGGAATCTCTCAATGTTACAGTAATGTAATCAGTTGGGTTACTTGTTAAATCACCCAATATTTTGATTCTATGCTTCATAGAACCTCGCATTCCTAAAAATGCATATCTCAGATACGAAAATAAATTTTCATTAATTTCTGCTGAAGATAAATTTGGTTGAACACCACCAGTGTTCGTATTTGCGTAATACCCTGAAGTAGTTTGTGGAATACAACTTCCGTCAAGAACGCCGAAAACAGCGACATCCCCGGCAGAAACAGTCAGAGCATCACCTGGATTAGAAGTAGTTTGATATCTTTTCAATAAATTTCGAAAACTGACTATCTTCTCTCCCATATGATCAATATGAATATCCTTATGACTAGAATTTCCAGGATTGATAACTATAGGTTCCTCTGAAACAACAACAGCTGATTCAGGGGTAACTGCAAGTGGTGGTACAATATTTGCACCACATATAGCAGTTTCACTAATTGGTGTTTGCCAGTACTCAACTACATATAAAAAGCCTTGAGCTGTAAATGTAGCGCCTAAAATATCAGACGGTTGTACTGAAATACCAATTTCATTAATATCTATATCATCAAAACCTGAAACAGGAACGGCAACGCCGCCCAACAATGCTTGCTTAAAAAACAACATAGTCTCGGTTAAATCA